GGTAGGCCTGAAAAGTTTGGTGGTTGGGAAAAATTAAGTTCTAGCACTTATGAGGGCACAGCAAGAGCATTACATAGCTTTATATCTTTAGGTGGTACAAAGTATTTAGGCATAGGCACACATTTAAAATATTATATTGAGAGTGGTGGTAATTTTAATGATATTACACCTATAAGATTAACCACATCAGCAGGTGATGTTACATTTTCTGCTACAAATGGTGATGCAACTATAACCGTTTCAGACACTTCACATGGAGCAGTACAAAATGATTTTGTTACATTTAGTGGTGCATCTAGTTTAGGTGGCAATATTACAGCTGCAGTTTTGAATCAAGAGTATCAAATAGCCACTATAGTAAACGCTAATAGTTATACAATAGAGGCAAAAGATACCTCAGGTTCAACTGTTATAGCAAACTCTTCTGATAGTGGTAATGGTGGTTCTTCAGTAGTTGGTACATATCAAGTTAACGTGGGATTAGATGTGTATGTTCCTGGCACAGGCTGGGGCATCAATGGTTGGGGTGAAGGCACATTTGGAAGCACAACTGCTTTAGATTCAAAAAATCAGTTACGTCTTTGGACACATGATAATTATGGAGAAGATTTAATTATAAATGCTAGAGCAAGTGGTATATTTAAATGGACTGAAAATAATGGTGTCAGCACAAGAGCAGTTGAACTGTCAGGTATAACTGGTGCAAATTTAGTGCCCACTGTAGGACTGCAAGTAATTACATCAGAAACTGATAGACATTTAATTGTTTTAGGAGCAGACCCTATATCTGGTTCATCTAGAACAGGAACTATAGACCCAATGTTAGTCGCATTTAGTGACCAAGAAAATGAATTAGAGTTTGAGCCACTTACAACTAATACTGCAGGTTCTTTGAGATTATCTAGTGGCTCATCAATTATTGGCGCAGTTAAATCGAGACAAGAAATATTAATTTGGACTGACACAGCTTTATACAGTATGCAGTTTATAGGACCACCTTTTACTTTTGGTATTAATTTAATTAATGAAGGCGTTGGGTTGGTTGGTCCCAAAGCTGCTGTAACGGCACCACAAGGCGTTTATTGGATGAGCTATAACAACTTCTATATTTACAATGGTTCTGTAAGGCACCTGCCGTGTTCGGTACATAATTATGTATTTAACGATATAAATTTAGGACAATCTTTTAAAATAAACGCTTTTACCATAGCTGATAAAAATGAAGTAGGTTGGTTTTATTGTTCAAACAGTTCATCAGAAATAGATAGATATGTTATTTATAACTATGCTGAAGATTTGTGGTTTTATGGACAGTTAGTAAGAACAGCATGGCTTGATTCAGGTACAGAAAACTTTCCACGTGCTACTGGCAACAATTTATTATTTAAACATGAAACAGGCTTTAATGATGATGGCTCCCCAATGACTAATGTATTTATAGAAAGTTCTGATATGGACATCGGTGATGGCAACCAATTTAGTTTTATAAAAAGAATAATTCCTGATTACAAATTTATACAAGATGATAACAATGGTAATGTAAATATAGTTCTTAAAACTAGAGACTTTCCTGGGGACAGTCTAACTACAAATTCTACCAACACAGTAACAGCTTCAACAAAACAGGTTTTTGTTCGTAGCAGGTCAAGACAGATGGCTTTACGTTTTGAGTCAGATGATGACGCAACTAACAATGGTAATTTGTCTATAGGATGGCGTTTAGGAGCTACTAGAGTTGATATAAAGCCTGATGGCAAACGATGAGTAAAATATTACAAACCCAACTGCCATTGGCATCTGAGACGGTTACATCTGATATTTTTAACAGATTAGTTAGAATATTAGAATTAAACTTAGGCGCTGTTGACCTAGATAATGTAAGACAGATAACTGATGCTGAAAAAAATACTTTACTATTTAATGATGGCAGTATTATTTGGAATACCACTGTTGGTGTATTACAAGTATATACAGGCAATAAATGGGTTGATATAGGTGATAGAACTTTGCCAAAAGGATTTGAAATGACTTCAGATGTGGGGAAAGTATCTATAAAGACAAACGGTGATATAACCATAGAAGTATGACAAATACTGCTGAAACTTTAATATATCAACCAAAAAATTTATTACTTATGTATCCAAATGATTGGTACATACAAGAAAAAACTTTAAAAGCTGTTAAAGGTTCTATACAACCCATAGTGGATTTTTATGAAGATAGTGGCACAAAAAAAAGAAAAAACACACCTTTAGACAAAATAATTAAAGAACCACTCAAAGATGTTTATACAGTTCCTTTCTTTTCAGACAAGTTTTGTAAGGTTTTATTGGACGAAATGCACAACCTTGAAGAGCATTTTGGTTTTAAACCTAATCCAGAGGAAGATGATTTACGGCAAATACCAGAAATAACTTTTCAAGATAATTGTCCACAAATCTTTCAATCTTTGATGCAAACGATATATACTATAGGTAATCCTATATTTTTGAATATTTGGAACAGGCACGTAGATAGTGGCGGAATACAAATAGCAAACTATAATTTAAGGGATAAAAAACAAGGCGCTTGGCACCATGACGCTAGCGCTGATATAAGTATGGTAGTGCCTCTTAACACAGGTGACTACCAAGGTGGCGGAACTGAGTTTTTAAAACGTGGTACAGTCGAGCCATTACCAACTGGCCACGCTCTAATATTTCCGAGTTTTACTCATATGCACAGGGGACTTGCAGTAGAATCAGGAAATAGATACTTATTAGTATTTTGGTTAAAATGTAATGAGGAATGATTTGAGCATGAAAACTATGAACAATCCAGGTGGCATAGCAGGTTTAGGTAGAGGAGAAGATACTATGCTTGCCCACGTAGCACCAGGCGAAATGGTAGTCCCACCAATCATCACCCCTGAAACACAAAAAATAATTGAACAAGAAATGATGGCTGTAGGCCTTGACCCAAATGATTATACAGTGGGCGAGGGTATGTCTATCAATCCAATAACGGGTATGGCAGAGTTTGGTTTTCTTAAAAAACTAGGTAAAAGTCTTAAGAAAGTAGTTACAAAGGTAGCACCTATTGCTGCGGTAGCCTTACCTTTTATACCAGGATTTCAAGCATTAACTCCAGCTTTAAAAGGTCTAGTAAGTGGTGCTGTTAGTAAAGCTGGAGGAGCCTCAACAAAAGATGCTTTACTTGCAGGACTAACTGTTGGTGTCGGTTCAAAAATTAGAGGAGCTGGTGGTGTCACTGACGCTGCATCTAAAGCAAAAAGACCTCTTTTTGGTAAGGATGGTAGGTTTAGAGATTTTTTTGTAAAAGGCTCAGATGACAAAAATTTAATAGATAATTTATTTGGTGGGTTTAGAAGACAACCTGCTCTAACACAAGAACAAATAGCTGAACTTAGTCCTGAAGAGTTAGCTGCGTATCAACAATCAATGAATACAGGTCCTCTTGGTGGTAGATTTGGGCCCTTCTTACGAGATACATTTTTAGGCACCACAGAAGACCCAGGTTTACTTAGAAACTTAGTTGGCGGCGTTGGAGAAGGCGGGGGTCTTGGTGGCAACGCTGGACTAATGGCTTTAGCAGCTCTTTACGGTAAAGCTACTAAAGATGCAGCAGAAAAAACAGCAGGTGGGCTTCAAGACATTAGAACATCTGTAAGACCAGATTTAATGCCACAGCCAACATTTCAGGGATTTGATTTAGGTATAAGACCTGGAATGGCAGAGGGTGGAGTTATTACTGACCCCAATAATTTATCTGATGAGGATGCAAAAAAATTAGAAAATATTTATAGAAAACTATATTTAGCAAACCCAGAAAAAGATAGAAATAGAAGACGACCTGATTATTCTCAACTTACTGAAGATGAAAGAGAACTTCATAAACAATATTTAACAGGTAAATTACGTAGAGATGCACCCTTAATAGCTAAATATATGGATTTAATTGGTTTTGATAATATAGGTGACGATAATCCTTTACTTGCAGGTGCTAAAGTAGCTTCAACTGCACTAGGATTATCTGGAGCAATACCAACTTCAAGAATTAGGCGTAGATTAAATCCAGAAGCAGGTATTTTGACTAATCCGTTTGAAGAAAAAGCATTAGCAGAGCGTAAAGAAATGTTTGGATATGCAGAGGGTGGTCTTATGG